AAAAGTTTATGAAAAATTACGGAGAAGAAAATGGATGGGAAATAGATGTTGATTTTCCTTCTTGGGGAAACAATGAGATATACATAAAAACTATATCAAAAACTTATTTACAATCAGGCGAAAAGCCAAAAGATGCATATTGGAGAGTAGCTACGGCAGTTGCTAAGAGATTGGATAAACCACAATTAGCAACAAAGTTCTTTGATTATATGTGGAAGGGCTGGTTGTGTTTAGCAACACCTGTATTAGCAAATACTGGTACTGATAGAGGATTACCTATTTCATGCTTCGGTATTGATGTGGGTGATAGTATCTATGAGATTGGTTCTAAGAATTTAGAATTAATGTTGTTAGCAAAGCATGGTGGTGGTGTTGGTATTGGTATCAATATGATTAGACCAGCTGGTACTAAAATTACCGGTAATGGTACATCGGATGGTGTAGTTCCATTTTGTAAAATCTATGATTCAACTATCCTTGCTACAAATCAGGGTTCAGTTCGTAGAGGCGCAGCATCCGTGAACATTAAAATCGAACATAAGGATTTTGAAGATTTCTTAGAGATTAGAGAACCTAAAGGTGATGTGAATAGACAATCACTTAACTTACATCAATGTGTTGTAATTAGTGACAGATTTATGAAGAAGTTGGAAGAAGGTGATTCTGATGCTAGAAGAAAGTGGGGTAAATTATTACAAAAGAGAAAAGCAACTGGTGAACCTTACATTATGTATAAAGGAAATGTAAACAAAGCAAATCCTGAAATGTATAAAAAGAATGGTTTAAAAGTTCACATGACTAATATATGTTCTGAAATCGTTTTACATACCGATGAACAACATTCATTTGTATGTTGCTTAAGTTCATTAAACTTAGCAAAATACGATGAGTGGAAAGATACGGATTTAGTTTATACAGCTACTATATTCTTAGATGGTGTATTGGAAGAATTTATCCAAAGAGCTAAAAACTTAAAAGGATTTGAAAATTCAGTACGTTCAGCAGAGAGGGGTAGAGCATTGGGATTGGGTGTATTAGGATGGCATACTTATTTACAACAAAAAGGATTACCATTCGAAGGTTTACAAGCTCAATTTGAAACCCGTAAGATTTTCTCTCAATTAAAGATTGAAAGTGAAAGAGCAAGTAGATGGTTAGCAACTGAATATGGTGAACCACTATGGTGTAAAGAAAGTGGTATGAGAAATACACATTTAAGAGCAGTAGCACCTACGGTATCAAACTCTAAGTTGAGTGGTAACGTAAGTAGTGGTATTGAACCTTGGGCGGCTAACGTATTTACCGAACAAACATCAAAAGGAACTTTCATCAGAAAGAATCCTGAATTAAAAAAGGTGTTAAAGAAAATTGGATTTGATACAAAAGAAACTTGGGATAAGATTTTAGCAGATGGTGGTTCTGTAATGGGACTAGATTTTTTAGATGAGTGGTGTTATGTAGATGGAAAGATTGTGGAGTGTAAAGAAGTAGAGGGTGAAGCAAAACATAAGTGTACATCAGTTAAAGATGTATTCAAAACATTCAAAGAAATTAATCAATTGGATTTGGTAAGACAGGCAGGTGTTAGACAACAATACATAGACCAGGCAGTTTCATTGAATTTAGCATTTCCAGCAATAGCTGACCCTAAGTGGATTAATCAGGTACATTTGGAAGCTTGGAAGCAAGGAGTTAAAACATTATATTATATGAGAACTGAATCAGTATTGAGAGGAGATATAGCTCAACAAGCTATGAATCCTGACTGTGTAAGTTGTGAAGCATAAACAATTAAAATAAAAAGAAGATGGTAGAAGTAAAGAAATTTTCAGCAGCATGGTGTGGACCGTGCAGAGCATTAGCTCCTGTTATGAATGAAATTAAGGGACAATTTAATAATGTTAAGTTTACTGATTATGATGTAGATGAGGCATATGAGGCGGCAACGGAATACGGAGTTCGTTCAGTACCAACTGTAGTGATAGTAAAAGATGGAGTAGAAATAAATAGATTTACTGGAATGTCTTCTAAGATGGCGTATGTAAACGCTATCAACGAAGGATTGAAGTAGAACAAAAAATAAAGGTTACATTTATGGCAATTTTAAGAGGGCAGCAACACCCGTCAGCAAAACTGACAGAGGAACAAGTTTTAATCATTAGAGACCTATGGAGAATGGGTCATCGTAATATTAAAGTTATTGCCCAAAACAATAAGGTATCACCATCAAATGTATTGAAGATAATTCAACGTAAAACTTGGACACATTTAAATCATTTTTGGAGTGGTAGCTTATGAAAGTAGAAGGTAAACAATATTGCGATATCTCTAAATTTTCTATTAGAGAGATTAATAAGAACATAGCAAAGGATATAATTGTCAATAACCACTACAGTGGGATATGGACGAAGGTATCCTATGCTATTGGATTATTTTATATATCCGAAGATGAACACAATTTCTTTAGTGGGGTAAATGAACAACTTGTTGGAGTTGCCTGTTATGGTGACCCGGTTGGTAGAAATGCCGGCGCATCAATCTCCGAATTACTTCCTAGAGATGGTGTATTAGAATTGACACGATTATTTGTATTTGATGGATATGGTACTAACATTGAGAGTTGGTTCGTTGGACAAACTTTCGAATGGTTAAGAACTAATGTACCTCGTATCAAAGCCCTAATATCATATTCAGACCCAAACGCTGGACACTTAGGAACTGTATATCAAGCCACTAATTGGATATATCAGGGAAACAAAATCAGATGGTCAGATAGTTGGAGTTTCAAATGGAGTGAAGATGATGAATGGCATCACTCTCGTACATCCTATGTGAAGTACGGAACGAATGACCCAAAGATAATTCAGACAATGGTTACAAGCCCATTCTGGATTAAAAGAGAACCCCGTAAGCACCGATATGTGTATATTCTAACCAAAGATAAGAAGGAACGTAAGGCCCTCTTAAAATCGCTTAAACATGAGGTGTTTCCCTATCCAAAGATAGAGTTGGATATTATTGATGAGGTTCATAAAATGGAGCCGATAGATTTGGTAGTTTCAGGATAATTTCGTATATTTGTAATGTTATGGCAAGAGTAGAACCCAGCGTTAAAGATAAACCACGTAAATTTGAGCACATCTATAAAGATGATGATGGATGTGAATCAATTTGGAAATACGATTTGGATAAATTCCCAAATGGACCTATATCAGTAGAGAACAAATACCCTGCTGGATATGTGAAAGATTTGAAACAAAGACAAAAATTAGCAAAGGCTGAACGAAGTTTATCTATTTTAGAAAAAGCAAAACAAGCAAAAAAGAATGAAGGTAGAAGGTAAAAATTATTGTGATACATCTAAAGTATATGTAGCACCAATAGCAAAGAGTATCGCTAAAGATATTATTGTTAAGAAGCACTATACTCACGCTTGGACAGCTTGTAGATATGCAATTGGAATCTATTACAAATCAGAAGATGCCAATACCTTTGATGGTGATAAACTTATAGGTTGTTTAATCTATGGTTTTCCTGTTGGAGCAAAAGCATCTACTTCTATTTGTGAGGGATTGACCAAAGATAACATTTTAGAATTGACGAGATTATATTGTGATGATGGTTATGGTTCTAACATTGAATCATTTGCATTAGGACAATCTTTCAAATGGTTAAAGGAACATGATAAAGCAATTAAGGTATTACTATCATACGCCGATAACGGACAAGCTCACTTAGGAGGAATATATCAAGCTACCAATTGGATTTATCAGGGATTATCAACCGATATTGCATTGATGCCAAATTGGGGTATATCATTACATAAAGACCCTTACCAATGGATTCATAGTAGAACTGTATTTTCAATGTGGGGTAGTGGTAACTTAGCACACTTACAAATGGAAATCGGTAAGCAAGGATATAAAGAGTTTTGGAGACGGGAAGAACCACCAAAGCATAGATATGTTCAGATACTTGCGCAGGATAAAAAAGAGAAGAAGGATTTGATGAAACGATTGAAGCATGAAATCAGACCTTATCCAAAAGATACCGCTTCATACAACACAGAAGTGGTACATCACCTAACTACATACGAAGTGCCGGAAGGTACTGAAAATTTTTGGTAATATATAACTCATTGATAATCAATTAGTTATAAAAAACCTATAAAATAATACCCAAAATCCTTGGTAGTTTCGGGTATTTTTCGTATATTTGTATATAAACAAAATTTAAAACCATAAAATCTATTAAATGAAATTAATTGAAAAGTTAGAGCAATTCGTAAAAGGTAATGAACGAATTGGTATCATACCAACAACAATTGGTGAAATTAGAGAAGTCTTTAAAGAAAAAGAAGAAGCTGGAAAAGTTACCAAATTAATTTATTATATTTTTAATTCAATTTGGAATAGAACTCCAAATTTTAGTGTTAATTCTGTACTAAAGGATAAATTAGAATATGCAATTAAAATTGGAATAGGAATTGCATCATACAATCAGATGCCTATATCTTGGATTGAAGATAAAGTATTTTCATTTAAGAATTTCTTAATGAAAGATAGGGGTCATATAACAACTTTAGTATGTTGGTTGTATAATAGTAAAGTGCCGGTATCTATTGTTACTAAAATTGTAGATGGTTTACTTAAAAAATATAAAAGTATTGATGGGTGGAAAGAAGATTATTCACTTTCACATAGTATTGAAATATTAATTGAAGTAAAATCCTATTTATCGGATGAAGCTAAAAGACAAAAGAAAGCTGGAATTAAAAAAGCAGACCAAACAGTATCAATTCAAAGTATTTGCGAAAATGTTTTAAATTTTAATAATACATTGAACAAATCTGCAGTTTCTATTGAAGTTAGAAAAGAAAGTATTTTTGTACATATGCTTGAAATATTGGGTATTAATAATAATTCAAATAAATGGATTGAATATCAAAAAGCATTTCTTTCATTTGTTGGAAAAATAATGAGAATTGATGGTAATGACTTGTTTTTAAGGAACAAATTTAACATAGAAGGATTAAGAACTGAAATTGATAAATTACAAACATTTGTAGGTAATACAACTATTTTATTATTTTCTGGAGCAGTTAAAAGCTACAAATCAAAATTATCAGAATATAGTGAAATTATTCCAATACGATTCTTAGGATTAAGAAGGTTAGCATCTTATGATAAAAGAGGACCTTTATATTATACATCTTTAGAATCTGAAATAGAAGCACAATTACTTGCTATACATCAGTCTGGATTAAGATATTCAGACGCATTAGCTGAATTGAAGTTAATTGATACTATTTCAAAGCATGAAAAGTGGAGTTCTTATGAGGAAAAACGAAAGGAAATATTAGATTCATTAAACGAAACAACTGATGCTAAAAATTTAGAAGATGCTGGTATAGGTAAAGAAGATTTTGCAATGGCCTGTGTTGATACTGTCATTGAATTATTGAATAATATTCCTGGTATGGAAGATAGACATAATCAAAATCAAATAAATACCATAGTAGTAAAATTTGTAGATAAATTATGTGAAAGGATTGAAGAAGTATCAGATGACAGTGATGCTGATGACCCAAGTCCTCTATTCTCTGCTGGAAAAGATATGGATAATCGTTTTTCTGTTATTATTAAGCCTGTATATGATTCAATTATAGCAGAATCTGCAAATGGTAATGGTGTGACAATTGACAAAGACCAAATCGTTGAAACTTTACTTTCACCAATTAAAGTACTTTGTGAAGCTCATGGCCAGTATATGTTTGATGTGGTTAAACTTACAAAAGAAAGTTACAAAAAACCTGAAATTGTTAAAATTAATTTTAATACAAAACCAAATGCTAGAGATGCTGCTAATTTGGATTTGGGAAGAAAAAACCAAGATGGTGGATATACATTAGAAAATTGTATAATTCAACAAAAGCATCATAATAGGTCGGTATCAGATGGAGACCATAACATCACAAACATTGGTTATTGGGAATGGTTTTCGGAAACCAATCTTGAAATTGTAAAGCAAAATGCAAATAAATTATTTGCAAATAATTTTAAGATACAATCCGATGCACAAACCTTATATGATATATTTCATAAATAATAAAATGGGGAGTTTTATCTCCCCATTTATTTTGCCATATCAATAAAATTTAGTATCTTTGCAACATGAAAGTATTAGTAATACCAAACTACACAAATTTTGGACAAGAAAAAGATATTAATAGGGATTCGTTTCTATTAGTATTTAAATCATTTTTAGATAATACTAAAATTGGTAAAGAATGGGAATGGGTTCTTCCATATCCTGATATGAACAATCATCCGGGCATCATCAATCAATTTGAATATCCTAATGTATCGCTTCGTAAAATGGATGGAATTGATTGCTTTCCTCCAAAGATGAGAGTACACTATCCTCATAAATTTTTTGATAGATTGATTGAGAAAGAACAATTCAATTTAGTATGGTCACATTTACCCGAATGGACGCATGAATTTAAAATCACTCGTATATATAATAAGACTCAACCTATTATTGGTTACTGTCATTGGTGGGAGATAAAAGATAATGGAGCAAGAGATGATAATTCATTTTGGAAAAACATTAAGGGTACATTGGATATGAAAGTATGTGGTGTAAACTCTCAATGGGTTAAAGACTTAGTTCTTAAAAGGGCAGCCGAAGATTTTCAACCACACATCATAGAAAAATTAGATAAGATTATTCAGCCTTGGTATTTGGGTACGGATGAATTTGTACCAACTAAGGAATATAAAAATAAAACAATAGTATTCAATCATAGAGAGGGTGTATATACAGGTTCAGAATGGTTCTTTGAAACTATGGATGAACTTTGGAATCAAAGACAGGATTTTGAAGTGTGGACTAGTTTAAAAGATATGAAAAAACCATATACAAAATATATTGGACATGCTGATAGAAGTGTGTATATGAATCAATTAGGACAAGCACATTTTGGAGTAGGTTGTTTCCAAACATATTCCGCATGGAGTATGAGTACAACTGATGGTATGAGTAGAGGTGTACCATATTTATTACCAAATGGATTGTGTTATCCTGAAATGGTTGGAAATGATTATCCACTTCTTTATAATGGTAAAGCCCAATTTAAAGAAAAGGTAATTGGTTTATTGGATGAAACAATTGAAAGACCGGATGTAAGTGCTATTGCCAAAGCATTGTTATGGGAGAATTCATTAAAGAGTTGGGATATTGAAAACAACTTTGAAAAAATGGCAAGAGTATTTGTAGATTAATTATAAAATAGAAAGAATTTGTATCAGAACATTTATTATCAGAGAGAGAGAAATTTAGTACACATTTGGGATGACAAGTTAGGTTATAGAACTTTCCCTTATGTCCGATATGCTTACGAAAAAGCACAAAGAGGACAATACACATCTTTGTATGGAGATAAGTTAGATAAGATTTTTAAATTCACAAAAGATGACCCGAATTTATTTGAATCGGATGTAGCTGAAACCACTAGAGTTTTGGTTGATACATATACTGATTCAGATATTCCATCGGAAGGACACGTTACACTTACTTATGATATTGAGTGTGAAATGGATACGGGTTTGCCTGATGTAGAAAAATCAGAAAATGAATTAACGGCTATTGGTTTGCATGATTCTGCTACTGACCATTATTGGGTTTTGATTATGGATAAAGCTGGTAAGATGAGTGAGAAGAAGACCGGTAATCGTACTGTAATTCCTTTCAAAGATGAGAGGGATATGTGTATGAAATATTTAGAATTGTATGAGTATATCAATCCAACAATCGTAACTGGTTGGAACATTGATAACTTCGATACTCCTTATTTATATAATCGTATTAAAAGACTATTGGGTGTTAAACACGCTAATAGACTAAGCCCAATAGGTGAATGTTTTTGGTCTCCATATCGTAAGAGATTCTATATGGCCGGCGTATCTTATTTAGATTACCTAGCTTTATATAAAAACTTCACCTATTCGGAATTAGATAACTATCGTTTAGATAGTATTGCGATGAAAGAATTAGGTAGAGGTAAGGTTGAGTACTCTGGTAATTTGGATGATTTATTTAAAGAAGATATTGAAAAGTTTATTGAGTATAACTTAGTAGACGTTGAATTGGTGGTTGATATGGATGCTAAATTACAATTCATTGATACGGCTAGAGGTATCTGTCACGCTGGACACGTACCATATGAGGATTTTGTTTATTCATCAAAATACTTAGAGGGTGCATTATTATGTTACCTTAAAAGAAGAAACATTGTAGCTCCTAATAAACCTGCGGATAGACAAGAAAGGATGCAAGCACTTAGAGATAATGACCAAGAGAAATTCATTGGTGCATATGTGAAGGCACCCATTGTTGGTAAGTACGAATGGATATATGACTTGGATTTAACTTCACTATATCCTTCAATCATTATGACAACTAACATTTCACCAGAAACTAAAGTTGGTAAGATTGATAATTGGGATGCACAAAAGTTTATGAAGGGTGAAATTGATACATTTTTCTTAGGTGAAAAAAGTATTACAAAAGAAAACCTTAAAAAGTTATTAGATGAAAGTAAATACGCTATATCTTCTAATGGAGTTCTTTACACTACTGATAAAGTAGGTTGTATCCCTGATATCTTAGACCTATGGTTTAAACAAAGGGTTGAGTTTAGAGCATTGGAAAAAAAGTATGGTGAGAGTGGTGACAAAGAGAAGTACGCATTCTATAAGAAAAGACAATTGGTACAAAAAATCTTATTGAACTCTTTATATGGTGTGTTAGGTTTGCCGGCTTTCCGTTTTTATGATGTGGATAACGCTGAGGCTGTAACAACAACCGGACAGACTGTAATTAAATCTACGGCTGATATGGCTAACATTAAATACAATAAAGAGTTAGGAACAAGCGGACAAGACTTTAACATATACATTGATACGGATTCGGTATTCTTTTCAGCAGTACCTATCTTAGACCATCGTTATAAAGATTGGAGAACTTTGCCTGATGCAGAAATTGCCTTGAAGGTGGATGCTATTGCTGGTGAAACTCAAGACTTTTTAAATAAGTTTTATGATGTATTGGCTGAGAAAGTATTCAATGTAGATAAAACAAAACATAGATTCCAAATCAAAAAAGAATTCGTAAGTAGAAGTGGTATTTGGATTGCTAAAAAACGATACGCTCAATGGATTATTGCAGAGAATGGTATTCCTTGTGATACCCTACAAGTTAAAGGGTTGGATGTGGTTCGTTCATCGTACCCAGCACAATTCCGTAAGTTTATGAGTGGTATATTGATTTCAATCCTACAAGGTGAAACTGAAATAGTTCTAACTGATAGGATATATGATTTCAAAAAAGATTTGGTTAATATGGATGTAACTTCGATAGCTAAGAACTCAGCAGTAAAAGAGTTATCTAAATACATTCCAAAAAAGAAAGATAATAGAGCAATGTTCCAATTTAATAGTGGAACTCCGGCGCACGTTAAAGCAGCGATTGCACACAATCAATTATTAGTTCACTTCAAATGTGCAGCTAAGCACGCTCCTATGAGAGATGGTGATAAAATTAAGTGGGTATATTTGAAACAAAACCCATATGGATTGGATGCAGTTGGGTTCAAAGGACATGATGACCCTGAAGAAATAATGGACTTAGTGAGGATGTATATCGATTATGATAAAATCTTCGAAAGGGAATTATTGAAGAAATTAGAGGACTTCTATGGAGCATTAGGATGGGGTGCAGTACTTTCTTCACAAAAGACAGCTGAACAATTCTTTTCTTTCTAAAAGATTTGGTAGTTTCAGATATTTTTCGTATATTTGTATAACAAATTAAAACATAAATTTAAAATTTCAATTATGAACAAAAGCAAATTTGATGGTTTCGTAAATCGTTACAACTTAGGTGGTGAGATTGAATCCGTTATGGTAAAATCCGATGACACTAATTTATCGGTAAGAATGATTTCAGATGACAAAACCTTATTAGGTGATGTTACAGTAGTAGGTGGTGAATTCCCAAATGGTGAATTTGGTATTTACACTACATCTCAATTAAAAGGATTATTGAGTGTATTAGATGAATCAATCGCAGTAGAAGAAGTTACTGGAGCATTGAAGTTTTCTGATAAGAAAACAAAGGTACAATATATGTTAGCAGCACCATCGGTGATTCCTGCAGTACCTGATTTAAAAGCATTACCTTCATTCGATACGGAAGTAAGCTTAGATGATGACTTTGTAAATAAGTTCATCAAATCAAAAGGTGTATTATCTGATTCAGATACATTCACATTTACGGTTAAAGGTGGTAAGGCTGAAATTATCTTAGGATATTCTTCAATCAACTCAAACCGAATTTCAATTGCAGTAGAAGCAACTGCTAAAGAAGATATTGAACCAATCGCTTTCTCAGCAAAGTATCTGAAAGCTATCTTAATGGCTAACAAAGGTTCTAAATCATCTTCATTGAAAATCTCATCTAAGGGATTATCGCACGTAGCATTCGTTGATGGAGATTACACTTCAAACTATTACTTAGTAGAAATTAAATAATTATTATGAGCTTTTGGGATACTGAACCACAAAAACCTGTCTTTGACTTTGAGATTGAAAAAGCAAAGTTAAAAGAAAATATGGACTATCTGATGACAATGTCTGTGCAAGAACAAACACTATACAAAAAGTGGGTGGAGTTGCAAGAACCATCGATGATTCAGGCTAAAGCCCAAATAGCATCTTATTATGATTCTCAATGGAAACCAACTGATATCAACAATAAGGAGCTAACGATAAAAGAAATTGAATCGTTAGACCCTTACGTTGAGATTGTTGATGACCCGAAGGAATCTACCAAATGGGCAGCGGTAAGACGTATGATTCACACAATGGATTTTACAGCAAACCCTGGTCGTAATGTAAAGATTAATGTAAAGGATAGAGTGAGTGGAAAACTATTAGGACAGATTTCATTAGCATCCGATGTAACCGCTATGGGAGTTAGAGATAACTTCATTGGTTGGACTAAGGATAATAAGTTTGTTGATGGTAAGTTAAATAACACTACTATCGCTTCTACTATTGTATGTACTCAACCATTAGGTTATAACTTCTTAGGTGGTAAATTAATCGCTATGATGACAACTACACCGGAGGTTAGAGCATATTGGAAATCAAAGTATGATAATGTTTTGATTGCAGTAGGTACAACATCACTTTACGGAATTCACTCTCAATATAATGGTATTCCACTTTTCAAAACATTAGGTGAATCAGCTGGTAAGATTAGTTTAAAGCCGGATGATAAATTCTATGACCCTTGGCATCAATGGATTAAGGAAAATAGAGCACAATGGTATAAAGATAATATTTCGGATGAGAGAGCTCGTAATGGTGCTAGTATGGGATATGAAGCTAATGGACCTGTTAGTGGTATAAAACAAAAGATATTAGGCCAAATCTTTAAAGAATGTGGTATTAAGGCAACTCAATATCATCACGGATTTAAGAGAGGTGTTTATATGGCTATGATGTATGAAAACGGATGTGAGTATCTTAGAAACGAAATTACCGAAGATAAATTAATTCTTAAAGATAAGTTTAAGCAAGGTACTGAATACATTAACAAATGGTGGAAGAAACATGCAATCAGTAGATATACAAAACTACATGATGAAGGAAGAATTAAACCTGAACACTTATTCTACATAGATGCTATTGGAATTAGTTGGGAAGAAATGAAAGCAAAATACCTATCAGAAGTAGGAAGATAAAAAAATAAAATTATGGCAAAAACTAAAAAAACAAAAAAAATAGCTGAAGTGCTAGAACCAATTGGTGAAATAAAAATGGCACCATCTGAAAAATTAGAACATTGCGAATGGTGTTTTCAATTCGATGGAGATGAACCACAAATATTTGCTTGGACTGGTGAAAATGATAGCAAAGATGAAGAACCAAAAGTAATGTTTACAATTACAAATACAAAAGATTCATATATTACCTTTACTCACAAAAATGGTAAATCATTTAAATTGTTTGCTAGAGAATTGACTGATGAAGGTAAGCAACTTAGAGCTAAACAAATTGAATTAACAAAAACAAATATAGAAAATGGAAGTACGAATAAAGAAGCTTAGTGAAACCGCAGTAATTCCAACTTATGCAAAAGATGGTGATGCTGGTATGGATTTAGTAGCAACTAGAATTATATCCAATACAACATTTGATGTTAGTTATGGTACTGATTTGGCAATGGAAATTCCTAAGGGATTTGTAGGATTAGTATTTCCTCGTTCATCGGTTAGAAAATATGAGTTAGCATTATCTAATTCAGTTGGGGTAATTGATAGTGGATATAGAGGAGAATTACAAGCTACATTTAAGAAAACAAACGGATTGGATTCTCTTGCGTATAAAGTAGGAGATAGAATTGCACAAATTATGATTATTCCACATCCTCCTATTGAGTTTAAAGAAGTAGATGATTTATCTGATACTGAAAGAGGTGATGGTGGATTTGGTTCAACTGGAAAATAAAAAATAAAATATGTTTATAGAACAAACGGAAGAAAAAACAAATAATAATTTATGGGTAGAGAAGTATCGCCCATCAAAGCTTGCTGATTATGTTGGTAATGAACATTTAAAATCAAAAGTAGAAGGTTATTTAGAAAATGGTGAAATCCCACATTTATTGTTATATGGTAAAGCGGGCACTGGTAAAACTACATTAGCAAAATTAATTGTAAAATCAATTGATTGTGATTATATGGTTATCAATGCATCTGATGAAAATAATGTTGAGACTGTTAGAAATAAAGTAAAGAATTTTGCATCTTCTATGGGATTCAAACCATTTAAGATTATTCTTTTAGATGAGTTTGATTATATGTCACAACCATCTCAAGCTATCTTAAGAAACTTAATGGAAACATTTTCAGCACATTGTCGTTTCATATTAACTTGTAACTATGTTGATAAAGTAATTGAACCAATTCAAAGTAGATGTCAATCATTTCAAATCATACCACCAACTAAAAAAGATGTTGCAATGCAAGTTAGCAAAATCCTAAAAGCTGAGAATGTAGAATTTGAAGTTAAGGATTTAGTTCCAATTATTGATGCAGCTTATCCTGATATTCGTAAAGTTATAAATACATGTCAGTTAAATTCAAATAAAGGCAAACTACAAGTAGATGTACAAAATCTATTAGAAAATGATTACAAAAATAAAATTGTGGATATCTTAAAATCAAATGACGATAAGAGAAACAAATATATGAAAGTAAGACAAGCTCTTATTGATTCTAAATCAAAAGACTTTACTGATTTATATACAACTTTATACGATACTGTAGAGGATTATGGAGGTGAAAATACATCAAATGTAATTCTAATCTTAGGTGATGGTGTAAACAAATCAGCAACTGCTATTGATAAGGAAATTATCGCAGCGGCTACATTAATTCAAATTTTAAATATTATATAATGGCTAACATTTTAGGAGCAGGTGGACAACCAATCGGAGGACAAGAAGAAAAACCAATACCTTTAGAAAAAACTGAAGCAATCGGATGTAAAAAATGCGGTGGTGAAATATTTGTACAAGGGTTTGGATTTCGTAAGATTTCAAAGTTATTAACAGGCAAACCAAAAGATGAAGTATTACCCGTAGAGTTATTCTTATGTGGTGATTGTGGTGAAGTATTAAATGATTTATTACCTCCGGGTTTAAAAGTAGAAGAAGAAGCATAATATGGCAGCAAAAACACTATTTGACCATTTAAACGCAATTTGTGATAAGAAAGACCCAAAGTATTGGGACACACTTGATGAGAGTGATAGAAAGACATGGAGTAACTATTTGATACTTCGTTTTCTTTCTATGAAGCCTGAGTGGATAGAACTAATTGCAGATATACAACCTTATATACAAGAAGCTCCGCCTAAAGCAATGTATCTTGCTTTAATTGGATTGATTCCAAAGACAAGAGCATTTTTAAAATATATGAAACCCGCATCATCTGAAAAATATGAAGATTGGATTATTGAATTGGTAGCAAGGCAATATGAAGTATCTAAATCAGAAGCAGAAGACTATCTTAAAATCCTTTATGAAACTACCAGCGGTAAGATGCATATTAAGGAAATAGCGGAGAATTATGGTACTGACCCTAAACAAATTACTAAGTTAAAACTAAAAGTTTAATTAGGTAATCTCAGGTATTTTTCGTATCTTTATACAATAAAACAACATAATGGCTAAAGTATCATTTTCGCAATATAGTATGTGGAGTTCATGCCCACATCAATACAAATTAAACTACATAGATAAGTTAGGTGAGAGTTCATCTAATATCCATACAATATTTGGAACTGCTATGCACGAAACAATCCAACATTACCTTTCGGTTATGTATGGTGTTTCTAAAAAGCAAGCAGATGAAATCAATAAAGATAAGCTCTTATTAGAAAAAATGAGAGAAGCTTATAAAAGTGAAGCTGATAAAATGAGCGAAGGAACTCCTTGTACTCAAATTCAATTGGAGGAATTCTATGGAGATGGTAGGCGAATTTTAACTTGGTTAGATAAGCATATGCACAAATTCTACTCAAAGAGTGGATTTGAATTAGTGGGTATTGAGATTCCATTAAACGCAACCATTAAAGAGGGTGTACACTTTATTGGATTTATTGATATTGTTATTAGAG